TCAGGCCTTGATAATCGGCATCAACCGCAGGGAGGCGGGTTGAACCGTGGCCGAATTCCCGTAAGCGTCACTGCTACGTTTCGCCTGAAGGGTGATGCTCGCAAAGCGTCCCTTGCCAGATGTACCGAAAACCGCAGGGTTATCGGTAACGTCGCCTGTTAGTGCGCGGCCATTGAAACTCATGGTTGCACCACCTGCTACGTCGGTCAAATTGCCAGTAATGTCAGGTTGTCGGAGTTTTTCGAAAAGCCCGAAAAATCGGTCCTTTTTCGGCACTGTGCGCGGCACAGGCTCGATTGATGCCTCGAGCCTGAACTTTTGCCTGCGGCCTAGTCGGAATCGACCTTGATGCCGGCACAACGGGCACAGTCGAAGACATAAAAGCACCACTGCGCGTAGACATTTTTCCTAGCGTCCAGAAAGTCAGAACGCTGATACGCGCGGGAAACGGCTGAACCTGTCAGATGGGCAAGACAGGCTTCAGCGACTTCATACGAGACCTCGTGGTCGGCCATCCATGAGCGAGCGATAGACCTGCATCCGTGCGCTACGAGTTTTCCTCGCAGTTCAGTTGAGTGCAGGTACTTCGCAAGCGTCTGAGATGACATCGGCCTCGAGCCTCCAGCGCCTGGAAAGATGTAGCCGGACTTCGGGTGTCTCGACACGGCTTTGGCTTCGTCGAGCAGATACCTCAGCGCGGGGATGATCGGCACACGGTGCTGGCGACGTTTCTTCATCTTCTCAGCTGGGATAGTCAGAACGTCGTTCTCGATCCACTCCCACCTGATCGAGGCAACTTCACCTGGACGGAGCATCGAGCAAAGAGACCACAGAAAGATGACCTGCATCCTGCGCGAAGCGTAGGAGATGACACTCATGGCAGAGGAAAGTTCCTGCCAGTCAATCGCAGGCATAGGAGTTACTTCGGCAGGCGAGTAGATGCGGTTCAGTCTTTCGACGGGATTGTGCTTGATGAGGCCTGCGGCTACCGCAAGGTCGAGGATTTCACGGCATCGCATGATGACGCGCTTCAGGGTCACCTTTCGGTCGGCCTCGAGGAGCGGCTGGACGATGTGAACGATGAGAGGCGCGGTTATCTCATCGATCTGTTTGTTCTTGATATGGCGTAGTAGATGACGCTCGATCATCCTGCGCTCGTTCTCATAAGAGACGATGCGGCCACGCTTCTGATCGCACCAGATACGGAAGGCGTCGGCAAAGACATAGCCTCGCGGCGGCTCTTGTCCCCGTTCTTTTCTCTTCTGTCTGGTGATTTGACGGGCTTCTTTCAGTCCCATCTCGGGGAAGTTCCCGAGCTTGATATCCGTCACCCGCCCAAGGGTGCATAGGCGCAAGACCCATGTTTTCGCGCCAGTCGGATAGACGCGAAGCGTCAACCCGTGACTATCTGTCACGACATACCTTTTTTCACGCGGCTTCAAGGCCGCAATTTTTTTAGGAGTCAGCATGACTACTTCCTTCAAGAAAGCGTACAAGTTCGACGCTTCTGGTTTCTTCGAGCACGAGCTGACCGTCCAGGTGATGGACGGTAATGTGCTCATGCCGCCGTCCTGCACTCTCATCGCGCCTTTTGGCGATGAAGGCGAGGATGGCTCGAAGTTTTATCGCTTCACTGGCGATGCGTGGGCTGCTGAGCTAAAGCCGACGTGCGCTGCAGATCTCGTCGGTGTGGTGGTTTCTCATCATTCCCAGACGCCGCACGACATCGAAATGCGCTCGCTCATCCAGAAGTTTGCGCAGGAAGAGGGTTATCGCGAAAAGCGCGGCGAAGATCTTTCTTGGTCTGTCGAGAAGATTCCCGAAAAGACGCCCGAAGAGAAGCTTGCTGAAACTGAAGAAGAGGTTCGATCTAAGCGTGATCGCCTGATCGCGGATACGGACTACTTGCTGATGAATGACTATCCGGTCTCTAGTGAAGATCTTGAGTCTGTCAAGGCGTATCGCACTGCACTTCGCGATGTGCCTCAGCAGGAAGGGTTCCCTTACGAAGTGGTGTGGCCGGAGGTTCCGGCTGCTCTTGTTCGAGCCCGGTGAAAGGGGAAACATTGAAAAGTTGAGATGCCGACTTCGGGCGGTTTTTTCATATGTGGGATTTGATTGTCAAGGCGAAGAAAGATGCGCTCAAGGAAAAGGTGACTGAAATGACGAAAGAAGAAGTGAAGGAGTGGCTCGATAAGATCGGGGTCAAGGTCGAGCAAGTGACGGACGATCTCATCGCCAAGGTGGAGGCCCGGAAGGCTCTGCTTGATGCGGAGACACGTCGGAAGACGCGCCTCTTCTGGGGGCCGGTTGGTTTTTTGGTTGGCGCGGTCGCCGGCTATGTCTGCGCGGCCTTTTTCTGAGAACTGCGGGGTCCTCTTTCTTTGAGCTTCGCGTCCCTAAACCAACGTCAACTCCTCCAAGGATATCCCTCGGGGGAGTTTTTTGTGCGCGTGTGCTTGAAGTCTCGTTAGAGACTCAAGGCATGCGGGAGGTTGCATGCCATACAGAGATTTGAGTGACGGGCAGATTCTGGCCGCTGCAAGTGGTTTTGCGGCGATCTGCGGTTGGCTTTCGTACCTGCTGAAGGTACAGGAAGGAAAGGCTTTCACATGGCGAGAGTTTTTGCTTCATGGAGCGATCAGTGCTGTATGCGGGCTGATCAGCTACGAGGTGCTTTTTTACGAAGGGTTTCCGCCGCAGTTGTGTGGGGCCTTGAGCGGCATGGCTGGGTGGGGCGGCACGCGGGTGATCCGTCTTCTTGAGGTCGTTCTGCAGAAGCGCCTTGGTCTGGATGAGGAGGATTTGAAATGAAGAATTTTGGCGAGTATTCGGCTGAGTCCGCGATGGACTTCATCGAGGCTTGGGAGGGGGCCGCCTGCAGGCGTACAAGTGCCCCGCCGGCATCTGGACAATCGGCGTCGGTCACACGAAGGACGTGACGGAGCACGACGAGATCACTTATTTGCAGTCGAGGGAGATGCTTCGTGAGGACGTCGAGGAGGTCAAGCGAGGGCTTGCGCCTTTCGTCAATGTTCACGTGACTGAAGGGCAGTTCGTGGCATTGGTGAGTCTGGCTTTTAACGTGGGCGTGAGCTACGTCGTTCACCAGTGTCCGCGCCTCATGCGTGCACTCAATGCTGGAGATGCGGAGGCGTGTGCTCACGAATTTCTCGATATCAACCGCGCAGGCGGAAAGGTGCTTGCGGGCTTGACCGAGCGCCGTCGCGCCGAAGCAAAACTCTTTCTCTCGGGGGTCTGAACATGGTCTATCTGAAATGGCTGGCACTCATGCCTGCGTCGTTCATTATGGCCATTGTTGGCCGCCTCCTCGCACCGATCCTGCCGTTCTTCGTGGACAAGGAAACGCACCGCCTGCCGAATTGGCTGTCGTGGTTTGCCACTGATGACAATGATGCGGACGGGGATCAGGGGCACTGGGAGCGTTGGCCGGGCACTGACCCCTGGTCGACGTACAAGCGCCGCGTCGCTTGGCTCCTGCGCAATGTGTGCTACGGCTTCGACATTCAGGTTTGTGGCGTCCCTGTCCACACCACCGACGAATGGGAAGTGACGGGCAATGAGGACGCAAGCGACACGAACGGCGTCTCGGGCACGTGCTGCAGGCGTTGCCGCCGCGACGGGAGGCTCATCGCCTTTCAACTCTATTACATCAAGCACTATCGCCTGTTCGGCAGGCCGTGCTGTGTAAGGCTCAACCTCGGCTGGAAACTGTGGGGATCCCGCGACAAATGTGCTCAGTACGTCGGGATCTATCTGAATCCCGTGAAGGGCTTCGAGTTATGAAGCACAAAAGGAAAAGCCGCCCAGGGGCGCAACCCTGAACGGCTTCGGACAGATAACAGCAGAACTGTACAAGGAAATTATATGACAGTTGAAGAGCAGGTTATGGAAATCAGGGAAAAACAAGCCTTTTGGCAGGGCGTCGTGCGAGGTGTCATTGGATCGGCAGCCTTCTTTGCTGGACTGGTGACGCTCATCTACTACATGGTGCAAATCGTGGATGCGCTGAAATGAGTGCCCACAAAGGGAAAGCCGCTCAGTTGTGGCGACTGAACGGCTTGGATAGACCTTTTGAGACATAGGTTCTATGGAGCATATTTTATCAAATTTGATTGTGGCTTTGCGGCTCGGGGAGCTGATGATGGTTGAGGAATTGACTTGGCAAGCCGTAGGAACTTACGCGGTCTTCTTCGGTTTAGGGATCAGTCTTATCGCGTTCATTTCGGCGAAAGCGGTGAGGGCGTGGAGGGATGCCTTGAAATGAGCGCGAAAAAGAAAAGGCTCCCAGAAAGTTGGAAGCCTTTTCAGTGTTCTAAATGAAGGAATAAAAAAGCAGAAAATCCGCGATTAGATTTTAAGCGTTTAGAGAATAGATTGTCTTTGCGAGAAAGCCGGAGCGTGACTCACCAGCTTTCGCGGCAAGAAGATCAAGACGTCGAAGGGCGCGAGAAGGAAGGCAGATATTCAGGCGCTCGGTCTTGTCGGACAGCTTGGACATATCAATGTCAACAAGCATCCAAGTGCAATCTTGATAGTCTTCGTCAGAAAGATAGTTTTCGATACTAGTTGGCGGAGGAATAGCTCGACCATCGTCAAGCTCGCACTCCATCCAACCGGATGCGGCGTCTTGAACCATGGTTTCAAGCTCTTCGATAGAGTCGGCCTCAGTGATGACGCCAGGGAGATCGGGTACTTCGGCGGAATAACTTCCGTTCTCGACCCATACAGCCACTGGATACCTCATGATGATTACCTTTAGCGTAATAACGCAAAAAGGGAGAGGGGTGTACAGTCCCTCTCCCCGATCAACAATTACCTCAAGGACAACCCACTTTGTCGCTCAATGCTTTTAAGGGTTTTCATCGTCAGATCCTTTCGGGGATGCGGGACGGTGACGTGCCCTGGCTTTGTGGGATGTTTAAAAATGTGATGGCTTCCAGTGGTTCGCACGTGAATCCAACCATTTTCCTTGAGGATGCTGATCACTTCAAGACTCGAAGTCATAACGGTTAACCTTATGAAGTAATCAACGTTGTGTATTCTACACAATCACGTGGCGGAGGTCAAGTGAAAACGTGGAAATTGTTGGCGGTGCTCGTTTGGAGTGCTGCTTTTTTTGTTACTGGCTACCAGTATGCCGCAGCGCTCTACGGCGAGGATGTCGCCAACTTCAAACTGGAGGCCGCGATAGTTCGCGCAAACGATGGGAGAAAGGCTTATGAAAAACTGGTTGCAGCGCAAAATGCGCTTGACGCTTCTCGTCGCGATGCAGTGCGCCTTTCTGGCGATCTTGACCGGGTGCAGCGTGCCTACAAAGATCGCGAGCGACGAGCTTCTGCCGACGCCTGCAGAGTGGAGCAAGCCGCACTCGCCAGGTGCGAAGACTTACTCCGAGAAGGCGCAAGCTTGGCTCAGGAAGGTGGAAAGCTACTTCAGCGAAACGCCGGTCTTCACGACGCAGCCGTGAGCCTGAAACAATGAAAAGCGTCGGGGATGTCCCGACGCTTTGCTATTACCTCGATTTGCGATCTAAGAACGAAAGGTACTGGCGGTACTTGCGGAGCATGAGGTTCTTTACGTACTGCTCCATGTAATCGAAGTCGGGCTTGCCTGAGTCATTCACGGGGAGTAGGAGTTTTTGCCGAAGCATTCTGCTTTCGTTGAACTTGTATCCGTAGCTGTACTTCGATCTCTGCTTGGCAAAAACAGATACGAAGAATAAAAGGGCGAATTCGTTGTCGGACCGGTTACGGAGATGAAGTCGCTTCACGTCATCAGTGAATAGGCATTCGTAGGGGTGATAAAACGCGATACACGGAGCCCCATTGTAATTGACGCCCAAAACGTTACGGTCTACGGACGAGTTGTTGTTCCCGACAAAGCCCGTAATTCCGTTGCTGTTGTCAGCTGCGCCAATGAATGGACGATTGCCGGGCTTTTTGTTACGAGTTTCAAGTCGTTTTCCGGCGGAAACGGTAAAAACCTCTTCAAGTGGGAACGCTTTCCATTTCTTGCTATCCAGGCTTGGAATTTTTTTCTCTTCTAGAAGACTGATTCGCCCCGCAATAAATTTTATGTATTGCATCAATAGCCCCCCCCCCTAACGAAGAGGCATGCTGCTCCATGTACTCGAAGTCAGGGCTTCCGTCTTTAGACGCAGGAAGCATCAGGAGTTGACGGTACATTCGTCTCGCATTGAACTTATATCCGTACCCGTATTTTGAACGTTGACGAAAAAATATCGTCACAAAGAAAAGAGAAGTCCATTTACTGTCTTTTCTCGATTTCAAATGCAATCTTTTTACGGAGTCCGTAAATATGCACTCGTAAGGGTGGTAGAAGGCTATTCCTGGCGCTCCGTCATAATTCACGCCTAAAACGTTTTTGTCTTTTGATGAGTTGTCGTTTGCGACAAAAGATGTAACGCCATTCGCATTGTCCGTTGCTCCAATAAACGGTCTAGTTCCTTGAATCTTGTTACGTGTTTCAAGGCGAGCACCAGAGCCGATGGAAAAAAGGTCGCCAATGGAGAAGCTTTTCCATTCTTTGTTATCTGTCTGCATCGTTGTCTCGGTTGAAAAGGTACTCTCGGTTCTGCATGACCATTGAGAACTCGAACGTCAGGTAGTCGCCGATCGCCTTCTCGAAGTCCGCGTCGGTCGGGATTTCGTCGTTGAAGTAGTAGAACGAATGGAGCCATTCGTCGTCTGGCTTGACGGTCGATTCGACGCAGAACTTGGATGGTGCTTCTGTGAGACCGTTCCATACGTCGAGCAGGTGCTGCCTCTTGTCTTTCGCAGAGTCTCCTTCGACCAGGCCGATATGCGGCCGAACTTCGAATCCATCGTCTCGGAAGTCAATGAACTTGCAGAGCTTGTCCGCCGGGTGCGGCTCGTGCGCAGTGAATACCGCGATGACGGGGTTCGTCCCGACGCCGTAGAACGTGTTCGTGTTGCACGTGACGACGCCTTCGAGCGTGTGGTGCTTGAGGATGCTTTCTTTGAACTTCTGCTCGGCCTTTGACTTCCCCGTCATGGTCGATTGCGGAACAATGACGGCGGCGCATCCGCCAATCGTCAGCGAGTCGAGCAAGTGTTCGACAAAGGAAATCTCGTACTGATCGGGATCGTCCTTCGTTCCCTGCGAGTAGGGCGGGTTCATGAGGCCGACGGTCGCCCCCTTCATCTGAAGTTGAGCTGGGTTTTGTTTCAGGAAGTCGCAACACAACAGATTACTGTTTCCGTCTCTGCGAAGAATCATGTTCGTGCAAGCTACGGCAAACAGGTCGTTGCGCACCTCAATTCCGTGCAGTTGCCGTTTCTTGATTTCTTTTCGCTGTTGATCGTTATCTGCGAGTGAAAGCATGCGGTGCATGGCAGAGATCAAATAGCCTGCGGTACCGCACGTCGGATCGAGGACAACGTCGTCCGGGCGAACGTCTGCGAGGTCACACATAAGGTCGCAGATGTGCTTCGGCGTCAGGACGATGCCTAGCGTCTGGCCGTCTCCGCCGGAGTAGCTCATGAACTCTCCATAAAAACGGCCGATAAAGTCCTCGCTGCTCTTCTGGTACTTGATGTTGCGGAAGACGTGTTGGTACAAAAATTCCGTAAAGAACTTTAGGGGTGTTTTGGCTAGTTTTTCATTGCTTTGGTTCAGTTGGACGTTTGTTTGAAAGAGTCTGAATTCGGAAAGCAACTTGTCCTTCTTAGCATCCGGTCCAACGTTTGATCTCGTAAGCCTCCCACGAATCGCGGCAATCAGTTTGTCGCCGTCGCGCATTCCGTCCGTCTGATCTCCAGTCAGCATCCCGATGTTGAACCCGCCGAACACGATCTCATCAAGGGCAAGAAGGATCCCGGATACGACAAGCGGCTTCTCCTGATCCCTCAGTCCGCCATACGTGCGCAGATGCTCATGAAGCTCGGCAGCGTCCTTCAGGATCTGCTCCGTCGTCTTCTCGATGTCCGTGTCTTCTTCGAGGACGTACCGCGTGTAGTACTCGCGGATGTTATTAGGGGAGAAAAAAGTGAACGATTCGAGGTCGGGTAGCTCGCGATAGCCTTCTCTGTCGTCAACCCATAGCGGCGTGATCTTGTGATGACGAGGGTCGCCCGAGACGCCTACGGCGAAGACCTTTTTAAACGAGCTGTTCTTCGCTATGTGTTTCGCGTAGGCGTATGCACCGTTCACGGCGAAGTCGGAAACCGCCTCGACGCTCGTGTCCAGCACACCCGATTCGGTCTTCTTGATGTGCCTGTATGTGTCTGCCTTGTCTTCGATTACGAGGACGAAGTCGCCGATCACGGCGACGAACTCTGGATACCCTGCGTGGCCGGTGCCGCGCTTTGACGCGATGCTCAATGCCTCGTCGATCTCGAAGACGGTGCTCCCTTGTGCGTCGTATTTGATCCCGCACGCATTGAGCTGAGAGGCAACCCAAAGGTCGGTAGTCACTTCTTTCTTTGCCAT